TCGAGGCACGCTACGGGGCGTAAAACCTATGCAGTAAAAATCAGGTCAAAGTGTTACAAAAAAGCTTGACCACAACATGTCCTGCTCGGATGCAGCTTTCAGTAATTCTATGATTTCTGCAAGCTGCTCTTGATCGGGCACGGGCTTCGCGGAAATCAGTTTCTCTATTTCATTAATACGTGCGCCGATATTGTTGGTTTTGGACTGACTGATAGTGGAATTATTGCCGTAAGTCTGATTTCCATTGTTGATGGTAGTAGATATACTTCCGCCATCTGCGAAATTGGAGTGCTCAATTTTATGAGCTGAAATGTTGAATGTGTTTGGTCGAGATGCTGGATTCTCAGCCATTTCAAACTCTCTGTAATGAAAGAGTTTCATGGTGGGATTACGGATAACAGACTTGTGAATGTAATGCTCCAAGTCAAAATACTTTTCTTCTGAAAGGTATTGAAGAGAAGCATCAATTTCAAATTTCGCCAAGGCGGTGTTTGCAGAAATATCTGTTGCATCTATGAAATCGGCACCAGCTCTGAACCGTGCATTCAGATAATCTAAAATCACTCTGGATTCATGTGTAAGCATGTAATTCACTCCTTCCTGCGCTCATTGTAGCACACAGGAAGAGGACGAACAAGCTAGACGAAAATGGGGAGGAGGATAACAGTGTACAACGAATTAAGAGGAAAGATTGTAGAAGCAGGACTTACACAGAAGTCCGTCGCGGAAAAAATTGGAATCAGCGAACACGCGCTCGGCAATAAGCTGAACGGAAAGAGAGACTTCAAGCTGGGTGAAATCCTTGCGATTGCAGAACTGCTTCGCATTGAACATCCGGTTGCAGATGTATTCCTTCCGTGATTGAAAAAGCAAAACGCCCATGTGCCATTCCTGCTGAAAATAAAAAGACCAACGGAAGTACTATTTCCGTTGGCTCTTTACCAAATTTATTTACCCTATGTACTTTGCAGGTTTTCACCGCAAGCTATAGCACAGCTTGCTTCTTTAAGTACCGCATCACTTTCGCAGTTTTGGTTCTGCGAATGCCCATAAGCCGATACGTCATCCGGAGTACTTAATGCGGTGCGGTTTTTAACCAGACCGGACTGTAGATGCTAACGCCGCATTAGTTGCTACATTAGACCCAGTTTAACGTGCTTTGGTGCCACGGTTGCGGCCGGGAAATTAGGGAGCGGGCATAGTCAAAAGTTTGGTCAAAAGACCAGCCCCTTTCCATGCCGCATAGGCATGAACAAATTATATCATACGGTGAACATAAAAACAATGGGTAGCAGGAATGGCACATGGGCGTTTTGCCCGGAGAAAAGAAAACAGAAGAGAGGTGAGAAGATGGCTAAATTGTTTAATGAAATTGCGACTACTGCAGAAAGACGATTGTGTGTTGTAAAAGATCGTGTCGGTTATTTCCACGGATGGGAACACTATTCTGATGTTTTTGCGCCCAGCCTTTTGAAAGGCGGTCATCCTGGAGGAACAGTTGCAAGGACCTATGGTCTTGTTGAGTTTACTCTTCCGGAATACAACAACGAAGCCACCGGCGTGGAACGCGTGTCGCCGACAGATATTGTATTTCTTGACGATGAGACGGCAAAGACGCTTCGGTGGTATCAGGAGTACTTTAATAACAAAATCAAGCAGGCGGGAGATGATACAGTTGAATCAGAACGTAGAGAAAAGGCTGGCGAATCTCGAAAAGAGAATCCGCGCGCTGGAAGATGCGTTAGAAGAAAACGGGATTGAAGTTCCGGAACCGGAACGCGACACAGAGTGCTGGGAATACAGCTCGGAATTGTGGAATTGACAAAGCGAGCTGTGCACAAGGGGTAGAATGAACATCTTGCTCGGCAAATAACATGAAGAAGGAGGGGATAGCATGAATTTATACGCACAAATCGTTGAAATTGCGCTCCGGCGCAGCCCGGAAGCGGTGAATTATTTATTCAAGAGCAAGAATGGCACAGTATATGCATTTAGTCATGACGGGAAACTGATTGGTCCGTATACAGGCACCGTCGAGTGCGACATCATGATGCCCCCAGAACTGGAACGGATGGTGGAAGAAGTAACCGTATGAAGGACGCAGAAAAGGTGGAAACGTGATGGACGACAACACATTTTTTATTTGTCTATCTGTACTGACGGTAGTTTTGTACGCACTGTTTGTGGTCGCGGAGAGTGTAGTATGAAAGATACGGTAACAGTAGCGATTGCTACAGCAATTACAATGATATTTTTAGGCGTTTGCTATGCAGGACTCTGTGTATTTGTGAACGCATTGCTATGACGGAGGTATTTTATGATTACATTTTTGAGCGGCATGGCGGCAGGCGCCGCAGCCCTGACGGGCATGTTTGGACTGTATTGTCTCAGGGAGACGCGCAGAGAGCGTAAAGAACGCAACAAAAAGCGCCGTGTAAACAGAGCAGCGCAGAATAAGAAGCATCGTGGATTTTGCGGAAATCTCAGCAGAGACAACGACTGGATGACACAGGAGCTGCCGAAGCTGTGAGACAACAAAGAGGTACAGTGCTGCGCAGACAGATGTGCAGACAGATGGAAAAGACGGCGGGTGTAGCTAAGTTTTATCCGAATTGGCACATCGAAGCCGAAAAAGCAAGAAGAGACGGCGTGCGCCCTGACCTGATCGCGGCGCACGAACGATACCTTAAAAGGAAAAGCGCCCAGCGCGGCAGAAACCGCAGCTGAGCGCAAAAGAATAACACAACCGTATTGTAACACGAGAAACGAGGAAAAGCAAATGAAAGCGAATTTGTGTACACCGTGCAAAGAAGCACTCTGCGAGTTTTTAGAGCAGCACGGGCATAACTTACAGCAGAAAACATTGATTGCCGCTGATGCGCGGGAGAAAGACCAGAAGGTTACATGCCTGGCGTGCGGCCGGAAAAGATTCGGCGGGAGCTATGAGTTTGACGGCAGATTGTTCCGCAGTTTCAAGAAGCATAAATAAGAAAAGTGCCCGTCCGGATGTAGCAACATCTCGGGCGGGCAAAACCAACGTCTATAATCTGATTATACTGCGAGTTTGAGAAAATATCAAGCAGAAAATTAACCGGCGTGCAGCCGGCATGAGGCTCGATAAACATATTAAACTTAGAAGCAAGTCAGACGTCTAAAGGGTGAACGGAATGTATGTGAGAGGGGATTGTCGCGCGGGAAAAACATGGGAGGTATACAAACGATACCAGCAGCCGTGCAAAATAGTGAACGGCAGAGTTGTAAAGCAAAAACGCCGGAAAAGAGAAAAGCCGACGAAAGAAATAGTACAGCGATACAACGAAAAAATGAAGATTCGCAAGCTGACTAGAAAAATCAACGCGAACTTCGCGGCTGGCGATTGGTACCTAACACTTACATACTGCCGTGATAAGCGGCCCGATCCGCAACATGCAGCGAAGAACTTGAAGAATTTCTTGGCGTCCTTGCGACGGAGGTTTGCGAAAGCTGGGCAGGAATTCAAGTGGATTGCCTGCACGGAAGTAGGCAGTCGCGGCGGCATACATCATCATGTAATTATCCCTTATATAGACGGTAGGTTGGTTTCGGAATTGTGGCGCAGATACGGAGGAAATACCCATATGCAGACACTGTACGGAGAAAACTTCGGGAATTTAGCGTCATATATAGCTAAGAATGAGACAAAACAGCAGACAGGCGGGAAAAGCACGTATTCGTGCAGTCGGAATCTGGTAGAACCGCCCGAGAAAATCAAAAGAGTAAAAGCAACCAGTTGGCGAGACGAACCGGCTATACCGAAAGGGTGGACACTCGATAAGGACAGCCTGACAGTAGGCATCAATCCGTTCACGGGGTTCGGGTATCAGTTTTACCGGTTGGTGCAGATTGAATGAGGTGAACATATGACGTTAGAAGAAAGAACAATGCGCGGACTGGAATGCTGCGTGGTTGGAGATTGCAACAATTGCCCGTATTTTGACGAGGGCACTGCCGAAGGTGCGTGCGATAAGCTGATGCATAAGGAAATTATAGGGATGTTGCGTGTGATCGGCGCGGACAGAAAAGAAAGAGTATACACGAAATGCGATGTATTGAACTTTGTCTTTGAGGCTGCGAGTGAACTTCTCGACAAGTATGAAGGAGATCATAAAGTGGTGTCTGGAGCACTGAGGGTAGAGCACAGAATTGTTGAGTGGTTATTGCATGAACAACAGAATAGAGATAGGAGAGCATAAATGAACCATCAAGTAGCGTCCAGCGAAACTGCAGAACAGCAAATAGTGATTCGCTGGGCACGTGTAATGCAGAGCAGACTGCCGGCGCTGGGTAATTTATACCATGTGCCGAACGAAGCGAAACGGAGCAGGCAAACGGCAGCGGTGTTGAAATCCATGGGATTAAGCGCAGGGGTGCCAGACCTAATTTTGGATTATCCGATGGGTGCATATCACGGGTGCCGCATCGAGCTGAAACACGGCGCAAACAAACCGAGTAAACACCAAATTGATTGGCTGAATCGGTTGCAGGACGCAGGATATTTCGTTGCCGTCTGTTACGAGTCTGACGCTGCAATTCGAGTGTTGGAAAAGTATCTGACATTGCAGGCGGGAGAAGAAATGAGATTTGATACACGCCGCAGTGAGCAATACGGCGTACCGGTGTTCTAAAGGAGAAGCAACATGAGCAATGAAAGAAGAGAGCTGAAAATGGAGCGGGAAAGACTGCAAACGCGGCTAGATGATTTGCGCCGGCGGGCGGGATTGGCAGATGGTGCGGATGACATCGACAATGAAGAAGATGTCGTAGATAGCTTGCTGAACGAATTCGGCATCCCGCGCAACCTTGACGGACGTACATACATCGAAACGGCGGTCAACCTGCGAATGAGTGGAATCGTGAAAAAAGAAGATGGGGTGTTGTACCTGTATCAGAAAACAGCCCGAAAGCACGAAACGACAAGGACAAGAGTCGAAAAAGCGATACGATACGCGCTGGGACGCGCATTTGATTGCGGAGACGCGGAAGTTGTGGAGCGGTATTTTGGGAACACAGTGTCAATGAAAACTGGAAAAGCAACGAATAAGCAGTTTATCGAAACTATTGTTACAGTGATTGAAAGGAGAAGAAAATGATGATGCAGAATGAAATGCGATACATAAGTGCGAAAAACGGGAACCAGCTGCGTGAGTTTGATGCAATGATGAAAGTAGAGTGTCAGCGCGGCACAGAAAAATATGGAGAAAATCATAGCAGGCACGAGTCTCTGTCAGTGCTGGAAGAGGAAATCTATGAGACCGAGCAGGAGTTAGAACGGATTAAATACGTGTTCGTTCAGTTGAAAGAGCAGGTATTCAAGGATGGTGGTGCAATGCGTATTCAGAGCATGCTGAACGAGATTGAATGCGCAGCTGCGGCTGGAATGCTGGAAATGATGCAGGCGGGCGCAATGGCGAAAAAGTTTGACCTGTACATGCAGACGGAAGAATCGTAAAGCAAGAAAGGGTAATAGTATGACGAACATTGAGAAAATTAAGCAGGCGGGCGCAGGGTGCAAAGAAGGCACACTGGAAGCTGGCGTTGTGGAAATGCTGGTGAGCATCGCGGATACGAGCGCAACAGCCGCAGAAATCATTGCGCAGGACTTGTTGGTAAAAGAATTGAATATTGCTTCGGCGGCAAAGCATCTGACAGACCATGCGTATAAACACCGGAATGGAAACAGCTATTACATGACTCCGGAGACGGCAGAAAGACTGCTGCGGGATTTTTATAAAATCCCAGACGTCAGGGAAACGGAGCAGCAAAGCAAGCAGGAGAACAATGGAATTGTTGACCTGCTGGATTTCCTTTGAGGCAGCACTATGAGCAGGTGCAAATGTGACTGGTCGGCAGAGCACGGTGAGGATGAGTTTAAGCGGATCACATTGCCGACAGCGGAAGAGTGCGAACAAATTGCCATGAAGTTCCGGCCGTATCTAATCGTTCAGACAGTAAGCAGACGAGAAAGGAAAGTGTACTGCACGTACTGCGGGCAGGAGACAACGGAAGTAAAACCAAACTGGTCTCGCTTGCGGCACGGAGAAGTCGCGCAATGCCCTGCTTGCGGCTGGGGAGCAGAGGTTGTGCACGCCGGAAAAATGGGAAACAGCTGCAAAAAAATGCGAGAGACAGTACAAGCAGTTGTATTCCATGCGGAAGATAACGGTTGGTTATCTGCACAAGCGGTATATGCAATTCGAGACTACAGTGGGCAAAAGTGGAATACATACAAAAACACAGATTATGGCGTGACAAAGCAATACTTGTTCCGACCAGGATGCGCGCTGATGCGTGTACAAAATTGGGTACGTGGCGCATGGAGGTTTACGAAAGCTGCAACGGTGTATGAGCCGTTTGCGGCAAATATGAACGACTATTGGACCGGATTGGAGCATAGGCGGTATACAATTGTCGGACTGGAAGAAAATCTCCCGAAAACAGCGATGCGATATAGTGCGGCGGATTTGTTTGCTGAGAAAATCAGAGTCAATTTTGGTTTGATGCGGTATTTAGGCGAATATTGTCACCGTCCGCAGCTGGAATTTTTGACAAAGCTCGGCATAGATGATGTGGTGGATCAGTTGATATACTGGCGTCTGGCGCATACGGAACTGTTAGACTGGCGGGCGAATGACTTGGCATCATTTTTGCGATTGGACAAGCAGTATACAAAACAGTACATGAAAACGAACAAGACAATTAAAGAGCTTGAAGTTTTACAAGCTATGCAAAAGAGCGGCAAATATGACGCAGAGGTTGCCGGCTACCTAGCAAGCGCTGACGAACTAGAGATACGAAAACTGCAAAAAGTGGCAGGCGAGCAGTCGATAACGAAAGTAGTACGATACTTAATAAAGCACGGAAAAAATGCGTTGCACCTGTGGACGGATTACATGGATATGGCAAAGAAGCTACGGTATGATCTGTCGGAAGAGACAGTTATGTATCCGAAGAACTTAGAAGAACGGCATGATATAGCTGCTGCGGCGATTGAAGTCATTGAGGATACAGCAAAAGCAAGACGCATGAAACGCCGCACAAAGGTGCTGAAAGAGCAGTATGAGTATTCCGACGGTAAGTTTGCAATTGTAGTACCAGAGACGCTGCAGTCAATTATCAGGGAAGGCAAAGAACAGCATCATTGTGTAGGATCTTATGCTGAGCAACATTGTGCCGGAAGAACAACGATTTTGTTTTTACGGCGCACGAACGATATGAACAAAGCGTATGGAACAATTGAAATGTCTGTAACAGACCCTGCAAAGTTGATACAGCTGCGCGGGCATCATAATTGTAATACGCCAAAGGAAGAAAGCGCAGATTTTGTTAAACGGTGGTTGCGTTGGGTTCGGTGCGGATCGCCGCGAAACACACAAGGGCAACCAGTAGACGCAACGATAATGGAGGTAATAGCATGAATGAGGTAGCAAAGAAGGAACGCACGCCGCAGGAAATTGCGGTAGAAATTAACGTTATCAAGCATCAGACGATGCAGACGGTCGCTGCGGCTAGTTTTCAGATCGGAAAACGCTTATGTGAAGCAAAAGCGTTAGTTCCGGCGGGCGAATGGTTAGATTATCTGCAAAAGCAGCTGGACTACAAGCCGACAACAGCGGAAAACCTGATGCGGATTTATAAAGAATTCGGTGATGAGCAAATGGATTTACTGACAGGCAAATCCCCAGCGGAGCTGTTCGGCAGCTTGAATCAGTCGCAGATGGTTGCAATGTTTGCGCTTCCGATAGAAAGCCGAAAGGAATTGCTGGAAGATAATCCGAATTTGCCGGAAATGTCGGCACGTGATGTGCAGAGATTGGTGAAAGAAAAGCAGGCGGCGGAAGAAGAACGAGACAGAGAGCGCAAGCAGCGAGAACGTGCAGAAAAACTGGCAACAACACAGGCGGATCGGGCTGACAAGGTTGCAGCGGCGCTCAAAAAAGCGGAAGAAGAGCGAGAGCAATTAAAATCCCAGACGTCTATGATTCAGGCGGACACAACAGAGAAGGATAACGAAATTGCTGAACTGAAAGCACAGCTTGAAGAACTGAAAAGCCGACCGGTCGAAGCGACATACACAGAGTTTCCGGAAGAAGAAAAAGAAAAGATTCGGCGGGAGGCGATGGCAGAAGCGGAAGCGGAGATTGAAAAAGCAACAAAGAAAGCATCTGCATCGCAGATGGTGCAGCAAATCAATTTCGCATTCCGCGAAATTCAGCGGCAATTTGAAACGGTGGAAACCGCATTAACGGAATGCGGAAAAAAAGAGCCGGAAGTTGCGGCACGGCTGAAAAACGTTGTAGCGACAACGCTGTCGAGCATGGCGGGAAAGGTGGAAAAACTGTGAGAAGGACGTTTGCGTTGAAAGCAAGTGCAAATAGTGCTGGGTATTGCGTTGCATTGAAAATAAACGGCAGAGAGTTTGTTGCGAATGCGTTGGTTGGAGACACTGTACACGATGTATATGGTCGTTTTGCAGCGGAACTGCAAGACGTGTATGGAGAACTCTACAAAAAGTACTGGGAATACGAAGATATTTTACGCGCGAAAGATCAAGTGTTTGAGATTATCTGTGCGCTGCACAGACTTGTAGGAGGGGCATAAAATGACACCGGAAGATTTCAAGCGTCTGGAAAAGCTCGGAGCAGACGCAATCCGGCTCAAAAATAGACTAGAGCGCATAAGGATTGCGTCTGCGGTGCCGGCAACAAATTACTCATCCGCAGGCGGGAGAGGCGGATCTGCAGACCCTGTGAGCCGCGCGGTCTGTAGAGAGGACGATACACGGTGCGAATTGATTGCCACGCAAAACAAAATGCGGGAGATCATAGCAACAGAAGAAAAAGAGCAGATGAGAGATTTGCTGAGTCTGCGCTTTGTTGACGGACTAAGCTGGGAGAAAGTTGCGGACCGTCTTGGATATGAAGCTGGTTCGCCGGTATACAAAAGATTTAAAAGATACCGAAAAAAGAAAATGGAAATGGACATGGAAACAAAGCGTGATGTAAAATAGTAACATGCAAGATTATAAATCGTCTGGAAAATCTTGCGATACATATATCTTTTCTATTACCCTTTATCCTATTTTGACAGCCGGGAAAGACCGGCAACACGCTGGCGTAGCTCAGTTGGTAGAGCAGCTGATTTGTAATCAGCAGGTCGGGGGTTCAAGTCCGTCCGCCAGCTCCAATGACATTTTGTCATGGCATATTGAATCTCCTTTCAGCGGGCCGCTCCAATCGGGGCGGCTTTGTTATGCGGTAAAATATCAGGGGGTATGGTAATGGTCAATCCGCGATACGCAAACGGTACGCTGCGCAGAAAGCACAGGGCGCGGCTGAAAGCAATGGGATGTCCTTGCGGTATTTGCGGCGGCGCAATCCATTACGATGAACCATCAGATGCACATCATCCGCTGTCGTTTGTTGTAGATGAGATACATCCAGTGTCGCGCTGGCGAGAGTTCGGCTACCAGTCACCGCGTGCAGCGGCAGAAGATTGGAATAATTTGCAAGCAGCACATTATGTATGCAATGCAAGAAAAGGTAATCGCACGGAATTTTTTATAAAAAAAGTAGATAAACCTGAATCAGACGGCAATTGGTGAGCAGGGTGGGGGAGTACCCCCGCGGTGGCGGTCAGCGACTCTACGCCATCCAGCGCCGATTTACACACAGAAAATTTTTCAAAGGAAGAAAATATGGCAAGAACGAAAAAAATGTCTACTGTGACAGCAAATGGTGATCGGTTAGATCAATTGGAGAATTTGGCTCGGATATTGGCGGCGCAGATTGACCGCTGCGCGGCAGAACCGGATAGCGCGAAGACGATGCCGCAGCTGGCGAGGCAGTACCGGGAAACAATCCGGGAAATTGAAGAAATCAGAGGAATGGAGAAGGATGATGATGAAATTGGAGAAATCCTGTCAAACAGAAACGCTGATGGGAAGCCAAACACCATCCGTTAGAATCGTTCCGGATTATGTTTATACAGATGGTGAAGATGCTGTAAAGATTCTGGCAGCGGGGAGGCTGATTGTAGATCCATGGCAAGAAAATGTGCTGAAAGACTGGATGGGGAGAAGTGAAGAGGACATATGGTCCGCATCAACCTGCGGTTTATCAGTACCGCGACAAAACGGAAAGACATTAGATACGTCTGGTCGAATTGCTTCGGGGATGGTCATGTACGGCGAATGGATTGTTTATACAGCACACTTACAAAAGACTGCGACAGAAACTTTCATGGAACTAAAAGGATTGTTTGAGCATGGCAGTTTAAAACGGAGAGTAAAAGAGATAAAAGCAGCGTTGGGTCGAGAGCAAATCATTTTGAAAAACGGCGGCAGAGTTGTGTTTGTTGCGAGGACAAGAAACGGCGGTCGAGGATTACACGGAGACTGCCTTGTATTTGACGAAGCACAGGAGCTGACTGCAGAACAGCAGGCATCTTTTTTGCCAGCAATTTCGGCGTCGAAAAACCCGCAAACAATCTATTTAGGTACGCCGCCGGACGAAAATTGCACCGGAGATGTGTTTGAGCGCATACGTGCAAAATCATTAAACGGAGAAAGTAAATCAACAGCGTGGACAGAGTTTTCTGTGCAAGAGATCGGAGACGTGACTGATAGAAAGCGCTGGGCGCAATGCAATCCGGCGCTGGGAAGAAGAATCCGTGAGAGCACAATTGCAGCAGAGTGCGAACAGATGGACGCGGACACGTTCGCGCGCGAACGCCTTGGATGGTGGAGTCCGGTAAAAACAGAGCACATTGATTACGCAATTGATAAATCCGCATGGGAAAAATGCGCAAGCGATGAATTAAAACCGGAAGGGAAAACGGCCTACGGAATTAAGTTTGCCGCGGATGGCAGTATGGTGTGTTTGTGCGGTGCTGTAATTCCGAAGGTCGGTGCCGCGCGTGTATCGCTGATAGACATACAGCCGACAGGACACGGTCTTGCGTGGCTGGCGGACTGGTTAAATGCTCGATATGACAGAGCGTGCTGTGTTGTGATAGATGGGCGCAATGGCGTTGATGTGCTGGTAGAACGCATCACGGACAAATGGAGAGCGAAGGATTCTATTGTGCGCCCGTCAGCAAAGGATATGGTTGCAGCGGTTGGGCGGTTTGTGAACGCGATAAACGAACGTGATCTCACATGGTATCGCCAGCAGCAAATGTTAAACGAGAGTGCTACATCAGTCACAAAGCGGCATCTGGCGGGCGGGTTTGCGTTCGGCGGAGAAAACAGCCTGCCGGCAGAAGCGTGCGCTCTGGCATTATGGGGCGCGATGACCAGTCGCCGCGATCCAAACAGGAAAATGCGCATCGGATAAAGAGGGGAGGATTACATGACAGAATTAAATTTTGGAAGGATTGACGGTCTGACGGACACAGAACAAACGAATTTGTTCGAGCTGGCGCAGGCGTACAACTATCATCGAACCCGCAATGAAACAAAAGACAGATACTACGAGGGCAACATCACGCTGAACGAGGTCAACATAGGCATTGCCCTGCCGCACGGGCTGGGAAGAATGACCGTAGGATGCAACTGGGGACAGAAAGCAGTTGATGTACTGGCAGCACGCAGCATGTTTGACGGATTTGTGGGGATGCAAGGCGTGTCGGCTTCGAGTATCAACGACATCATCACAGCTAACAGATTCATTGCGCAGTATACGAAGGCGTGTCGTGACGAATTGAAGTACGGGTGCGTCTTTGCCACATTGTCGGCAGACGATGCGATTGGATGCAGAATCCGTTTTCACTCGCCGACTACGGCGGCAGCGCTGTGGAATGGAGAAAAGGGGCGCATAGACTGCGGTATTGCAATCGTGGATACCATGCGAGATGAAAAAGACAAAGATGTATGGATACCGCACATCGTGAACTTTTACACGGATGATGCGGTCATTGTTTTGCAATCAGCAGGTAGCAAATGGACAGCTGAACGGCATATCAATAAAATGGGAAGACCATTGATGGAACCCATGGCATGGAATGCAACCAGCAACAAACCGTTTGGAAGATCACGGTTAAAACGCCCCATCCGTGCGCTGATTGATGACTACATCCGCATTGTAGCAAACGCTACAATTGCGCTGGAATTTGATACGACACCGCAGAAATACATTCTTGGCGTGACAGACGAACAGTACGATGCGATTGTATCGGACAAGTTTAAGCAGTATGCCGGTAGTCTGCTTGTCGCAACGACAAACCCAGATACCGGCAACAATCCGGTGTTTGGACAGCTCACACAAGGCAGCTTGTCACCACATGTAGAAAAGATGCGGATGACCGCAACACAGTTTTCCGCTGCAACTGGGCTGACAGTAACGGATGTTGGCGTAATCAATGACGCAAATCCGACAAGCAGTGATGCGATACTGGCGCAAAGCCAGACACTGGTGCTGACAGCGCAGCAGTTAAATACCAGCAATGGAGATGCATTGCAAACAATTGCACGGATGGCGCAGGCTGTCGCGCGGAATGTGACGTTGGACGAACTGACCGAAGAAGAACGTGACGTTATTGCGCATTTTAAGAATCCGGCAATGCCCAGCGTAGCAGTGACAGCGGATGCGGCAATTAAGATTGCATCAGCGCGGCAGGAGTTTGCCGGTACAGACACGTTCTTGGAGATGATCGGGTTCGATCAGGCGGACATTCGGCGGATCAGGGCGCAGGAACAGCGCGTGCGCGGGCAGCAAGTATTGACGGAGGTTGAGCTTGAAAATAACGGAGAAGACATGGCTTAACTATATCGAACGGCTGTCTGCGATAAATCAGAAAGCCGGCACGCAAATGCGGCAATACATTGAACAGCATGGAACAGATAATACAGATGCGCTGATTACATATGCAGCCGCGTTAGTAAATAAATACGGAGAAGGCTGTGCAGAGCTTGCCTGTCAAATGTATGATGCAGTGGCAGATGCTTCGGGCGTGATTGTGCCGGCAGCTGAACCGGCGGAAATCGCTGGGGACAGCGAGATTGCAAAAATGGTGTACGGAACGAAAAAAAGCTCCCCGCTATTAGAATCTGGCGTTAGTCGGCTGGTAAAGCAGGCGGGAGCAGATACAACGTTAAAAAATGCGCTGCGTGATGGCGCAGAGTGGGCGTGGGTACCGCATGGCGATACGTGCGCCTTTTGTATTACACTGGCAAGTCGAGGATGGCAGCGCGCAAGCGATAAAGCTCTAAAGGGCGGACATGCGCAGCACATACACGCAAACTGCGACTGCGAATATGCGATCCGGTTCAACGCAAACACCACAGTGGCGGGATATGACCCAGAAAAATATCTGCAGCAATACGAGGATGCGGGCGGGGACATCAACGCCATGCGCAGAGCCAATTATGCGGAACATAAGGACATTATCAATGCGAAAAAGCGGGCGGCATATGCGGCAAGAAAAGGCTCGACAACCGAGGTGGATAATGCTAAAATAAAAACAATAAAGGATGCTATGACAAAACAAGTTTTGTCGCTTCCTGAATCTGCACAAAAGATTCTTCAAGAATACACTGGTTTTATGGCAACTGATGTTAACCGTGCAATTCGCAATGGAACTATCACGCCACGGATTCAGAAAAGCGTTGATGCACTGGACAACGCTCTGGCTTCTGGCACAATGCCGCAAAGCGTCACCCTATATCGGAATACAGCACTCTCCTTTTTGAATTTTGGGCTTCCTTCAAAACCTACCGAGCAGGAGTTACAAAGCCTTATAGGGCTTACTCCAAAATTTTCGATATTTACATCAACTAGCTTTCGAGATCTGCATCTTCCGGGACGTGATACTGTAATTCAGATACACATTCCACAAGGCTATGCTGGATGCCAGTATCTTCGACCTATCGCCCTCTCGAAATTCAAAAATCAGGATGAAGTCTTATTTGCTAGGGGTATGCAGTATCGGGTGTTGAATGTTCGCATAGAAAATGACCGATATTTTTTAGAAATCGAGGTGCTTTCGAATGTCTAAATTTTTGAGAGAAGAAGATATTAGTGCTGGGTTTCGCTCTCCGCTTTATAGCGTATTGGTAGATATTCCTCTGTGCAATGTCTGCGTTTATTGGAACGGTCCCGGAAAATGCAAGAAATGCGGAGTTCCCTCTGAAGAAATTCGCTGGGGAAAATGTCGTGACTGCCCTGATGTTGTTTTGAATACATCCCATTTTTTGTATCCGAAATATCAGAATCTTTATCCGGAAGAATGCAAGGTCTTGGCAAAAAAATGAGGTGACCCCGAATGTCTGAATTTCTGAGAGAAGAAGATATTAGTGCAGGTTTCCGCGCTCCTATTTGTTGCGTAGATACTTGTATTCCGGAATGCAATGTTTGTATTCACTGGGATGGTCCCGGAAAATGCAAAAAACTTGGTAATTCACCGGACATTTTCGGATGGGGTGAACGCCATGACTGCCCGAACGCTATTCTGAATACTGAAAGTTTTCAATATCCTCAGTACAGGAATCTGTATCCAGAGGAATGCAAGGTATCGGCGAAAAAATAAGGAGTATTCTATGGCAAAAGATGATTATGATTATCTGGTGTTCAAAATCCTCACTTACTTGTATGTCTGTTTCCGGCGCAGAGGGTATTTTGAAACATCCACATTTTTGAAAAAGGTTATTTCTTCGGAAGTGTCGGAAGATTATGTTATTGACGTGCTGCGTTTCATGACCCGCGAGGAACTCATTGACGGTCTGAATTTCGTAAAGGCGTGGGGCAATGATTACACACTGATTAACGATTACTCCGACATGCAGATCACTCCGCAGGGTATTCGGTATCTGCTGGACAACGACAAAATGCGCCAGATGAAGAATGATATACTGAAAGGCGCTCCGGGTGCAATCTTTGACCTCGTCAAGCTCGCTTTTTCATCAGCTCAATTCTGAACCACGATGCACATGCACCGTGGTTTTCTTATACCTAAAACAGAATACCAAGGCTATTGCATAAAACGGACGCACAATCAGCGTTGCAGTAAACCAATAGCCTTTTATTATGCCCTGAGTACGGCGTTAAACTGCTCAGAAATACGTGGACGGCAGCGGAAAAAAGCCGGGAAAGGACAGAACAATGACAGAAACTGTAAATCAGGAAAACAACACTGCGAATGGAACGCAGGAAGAACGCACATTCACACAGTCGCAGCTGGATGCGATTATCCAGGAGCGCGTGGCACGGGAACGCGGAAAGTATGCAGATTATGATGAACTCAAAGAAAAAGCGGGCAAGTTTGATGCTGCAGAAGAAGCAAACAAAACGGAATTGCAGAAAGCAAATGAGAGGGCTGATAAGCTGCAGGCGCAGGTAGATTCCATGGCAAAAGCGGGAAAACTGCGTGATATGCGTGCGAAAGTAGCGAAAGCTACAGGTGTGCCGGAAGCGCTTTTGAGCGCAGAGACAGAAGAAGCCTGCACGGCACAGGCAAAGGCTATTTTGGATTTTGCAAAGCCGAACGGCTACCCGCAGGTGAAAGACGGCGGTGAAATCACACACAAACCAACAGGCTCAACCCGCGAAAAATTTGCCGCGTGGTTTGAGCAGGCAACAAAGTAAAGGAGCAACATTATGGCTATTGATTTCAACAGATCTACAAGCATTACACTTCCGGGCGAAGTATCCAGCGAAATTCTGCAGAAGACGCAGGAAGGATCGGCGGTCATGTCGCTGGCGAGACAGATTACACTTCCGGGTCTCGGTGTAACCATTCCGGTTATTACCGGTGATCCGCAGGCGGCATGGGTAGGAGAAACGGACAAAAAGCCGGTCAAGCGCGGCACACTTGCTACAAAGCAGATGACACCGTACACATTGGCTGTTATTGTGCCGTTTTCCAACCAGTTCAAGCGCGACATTCCGGCACTGTATGATGCGATGGTGCAGCGTTTGCCGCTGGCATTGGCGCAGCAGTTTGATGCAACTGTATTTGGCGGCGTGACTGCTCCGGGCAGCAATTTTGACACCCTCAAAAGCTGCACGGCACAGGAAATTGGCACGGACGCATACGGCGGTTTGGTCAATGCCGATGCGGATATTGCTACTCACAACGGCATCCTGAATGGATTCGTTTTGGCACCGCAGGGCAAGGCTGTACTGCTGACAGCTGTTGATGCAAACAAGCGTCCACTGTTTATCAACAGTGTGGCGGAGGGCGCTGTACCGATGATTCTCGGCGCACAGACAATGTACAGCAAGGGCGCATATGTATCCGGCACACCGGATATTGTCGGCTTTGCCGGTGACTGGACACAGGCTGTATATGGTACGGTAGAGGGCGTGCAGATCGCAATTTCCGATCAGGCAACATTGACAGATGGTTCTACCACAATCAATCTGTTCCAGCAGAACATGTTCGCGGTGCGTGCGGAGATTGAAGTTGGTTTCCGCTGTGACACAAGCGTGTTTAACAAGCTGACGAAGGCAAAGGGATGATGTATGCAACCGTGCAGGACGTGGAAAGTGGCTTCCGCACGTTAAGTGATGATGAAAAATCACGATGCGCGGCTCTACTGGAAGAAGCTTCTGCAATCATTGATGCATACGCATCTAACAGTGTAGACGAGCAAAAGAAGATTGTATCCTGCAGAATGATTCGGCGCGTGCTTGGAGATAGTAACAATCCTATGTATCCGATGGGCGCATCACAGGGTTCGGCATCCGCGCTCGGATACAGTCAATCTTGGACATTAACCGGCGGGACGAGCGGAGAATTGTATTTATCAAAACTCGAAAAGAAGCTGCTTGGTTGTGGAGATAAGATTGGGGCGAGAAGTCCGATAGAGGAATTGTGCAATGATTACAGGTATTGATGTTGTCTTGTATACAAAGACACAGACGGGAACGGATCCGCTCGGTGCACCAATATACACGCAGACTGCCGAAACCGTACAAAATGTGCTGGTAGGCGAGCCGACAGCTGACGATTTGATAAACGAACTGCAGTTGTACGGGAAACGGCTTGCGTATACGCTGGCTATACCGAAAGGTGATACACACAACTGGGATGATACGGAAGTTGAGTTTTTCGGACGAAAATTTCACACATATGGAACGGCGGTACAAGGAATCGAACACCTTGTGCCGCTGAGCTGGAACAAAAAAGTGAAGGTTGAAGCGTATGAGTAAAATGAAATTTGTATTAGACCGAGCTGGTGTGCGTGAACTGCTGAAATCACCGGAAGCGATGGCGGTTTGCAAAGAACATGCAGATGCATCGTGTAGAAGCTTGGGAGCGGGGTACACTGTGACAACGTACACGGGCAAAACACGTGTTAATGCATCAATCGCGGCATCGACACAGCGAGCACGCCGGGAAAACGCTGAAAACAACACAATCTTAAAATCATTGAGGTGATAGCATGATAGAAAAAGTGGTCTTAGATTACCTCGGTGAAAAACTTGGCGTCACAGTGCTCGCAGAACGTCCGGCGCGTGAGCCGGAAAAATATGTGCTGCTTGAAAAGACTGGAAGCAGCACAGAAAACTACATTGAATGGGCAACGCTGGCGGTGCAGAGCTATGCTCCGACAATGTATGAAGCAATGCTGCTCAATGCGCAAGTAAAATCTGCAATGAGAGAAATTACAGCATTGCAAGACATATCACGTTGCGACTGCAACAGTGATTACAACTATACGGATACGGCAAAGAAGAAATACCGCTACCAAGCGGTGTTTGACATTGTTTATTTAGGAGGCGATTGAAGAAATGGCAAACGGTACAGATTCCGCAAATGTTACGACTGGCAAGCCAAAAGTTGGCGGCTCAATTTGGAGAGCACCACTTGGTACAACGTTGCCGACAGACACAAGCACAGAGCTGGATGCTGCGTTTAAGTCGTTGGGTTACATCTCTGAGGACGGCCTGACAAACAGCAACAGCATGGACGTGGAAGAGACGAAGGCGTGGGGCGGTGACACTGTCCTGACGAGCGAAACAGGAAAATCGGACACATTTAAGTACACACTGATCGAAGCGCTGAACCTGGAAGTGCTGAAAGCAGTGTACGGAGACGATAATGTTACCGGAACACTGAGCGCTGGAATTACTGTCAAGGCGAACAGCGATCCGCATGAGCGTAGCGCGTGGGTAATTGATATGGTGATGAAAAACAATGTTGCAAAGCGCATTGTTGTACCAGCGGCGGCGGTGACGGAAGTAGGCGACATTACCTATGCGGACGGTAGCGTTGTTGGATATGAAACGACAATTACCGCAACGCCGGATGCAACAGGACAGACGCACTATGAATATATCAAAGGGGCAGGAAAGTAATGATTAAAACAGTAACAACCGAATCGGGATATACAGTGTCGGTAGACGAAGAAAAGCTTGATGATATGCGGTTTGTAGATGCACTGGCAGAGCTGCAGGATAACGGTTTGGCGCTGCCGCGTGTGATGGACATGGTTTTCACAGAAGAGGATAAACAGCGTTTGTACGACCACGTGCGCACAGATGACGGACGAGTGCCAATCGAAAAAACTACGTCTGAGCTTTGTGAGGTATTGCGAGCGCTGGAAAAAAACTCCTAACCCTCGCTGCTGTAATTGCGACAGATAAAGACGCGCTGGTGTGCGACCTCGCTGAGACGTATCACGTCTTAGACTATAGATCGCTTCCGGCGCGTCTTGTTGCAACGCTGACAGCGGGGCTTTCGGACAATTCGCGCGTAAAGAAAAAACTGGCGGGCACGCAATGCTCGGTAGAAACCATGTTACTTGCATTGATTGCTGATAAACTGTCTTATTTAGTTTGGTTTCAGACGGAAGATGCCGTCAAAAATAAAAACAGACCGGACAGCATTTATTTAAGTCTCGTTGGAACACAAGGACAAAAATCGGATAGTGACGTTATGGTGTTTGAAACCGGTAGCGAGTTTAAAGCTATGTGGAAAAAGATAACGGGAGGTGAGTAAATGGCAGGATCTAGACTTGGCACTGCGTATGTACAAATCATACCGTCCGCGCAAGGAATCAGCGGAAAAATAAAGGAAGCGCTCAGCGGTGAAGCTGATTCTGCAGGAATCGAAGCCGGCAATAAAGTAGGCAGCGGTCTTGTAGGAAAAATTAAAACAGCAATCGCGGCGGCGGGAATCGGAGCTGCACTGAAAGCTGCGATCGGAGAAGGTGCGGCGCTGGAACAGTCTTTGGGCGGCGTGGAGACATTATTTAAGAGCAGTGCCGATACAGTTGTAAATAACGCAAAAAACGCTTTCAAAACAGCCGGCCTGTCGGCGAACGAATACATGGAGAACGTAACAAGTTTTTCCGCATCGTTGCTGTCGGGCTTGGGCGGTGACACGGCAAAAGCTGCGGACATAGCAAACAGAGCAATGACAGACATGTCAGATAACTCAAACAAGATGGGCACAAGTATGCAGGATATTATGAATGCCTATCAAGGTTTTGCAAAAGACAACTACACAATGCTGGACAATCTGAAACTCGGATACGGCGGCACGCAGGAAGAAATGGCGCGCCTGATTAATGATACGGGAGTGCTGGGCGATACGTTTGTTACAACGGGTCAAAAAGGTAACTTTAATGATGTTGTCACGTTCGATAAAGTGATCGAGGCGATTGGTATTGTACAAGACCGACTCGGAATAACAGGCACAACGGCGAAAGAAGCGGAATCAACAATTTCCGGATCATTCAATGCGATGAAGGCAGCTGCACAGAATTTTGCAGGATACTTAGCACTCGGAATGGATATTACGCCGGCGATTAACAACCTTGTCTCGACGGCGAGCACATTTTTGTTTGGCAACCTATTTCCGGCTATCGGAAACGTTATTGTTGCGCTTCCTGGTGCAATCAGCACGTTTGTTACTACAGCGGCTGCCGAAATTTCACAAAACTTCTCGCTGTCGATGATCTCAAATGCAACTAACTCGGCTGTTGATTTTATCAACAGCCTTGCTACTGGTCTGTCTACAAATATTCCGGTACTGCTTGCACAGGCGCTGCCAATGATACTGCAACTGTCGGAAAACTTACGTGCAAACGCAGGACAGCTGGTTGATGCGGGATTAAACTTGATTTTGCAATTAGCACAGGGAATAGCGAACAGCTTGCCTACATTGATTGCTTACATCCCGCAAATCGTTACAAACATAGCCGGGATTATAAATGACAATGCGCCTAAACTGCTCGTTACTGCGGGACAAGTCTTGTTGACATTGGCACAAGGTCTTATTGCTGCTATTCCGAGCCTCGTCGCTGCAATCCCGTCAATTATACAAGCTATTGTAGCGGTATTTTCGGCATTTAATTGGATGAGCCTTGGCAAACAGGCGGTTACTGCTATTAAAAATGGTATTCTAGCGCTCAGAGGTGCAGTGGCATCGGCTGGCACAAATATCATGCAGGCAATCGTAAATGCGCTAATGTCATTGCCGTCAAGACTGCTGGCGTTAGGCAGGAGCGGCATTTCCGGACTGGCATCTGGTATTCGCGGCGCCGCCGGACAAGTGGCGTCGGGAATAACAAGCATTATTAGCAAGATAATTTCACTGCTATCTTCCGTTCCGAGCAAAGTGGCGACAATTGGCAGACAGATTGTGCAAGGTATTGCAAACGGCATCCGAAACGCGGCAAGCGCAGTTGTTAATGCGCTGACAAACGTTGTGAATAATGCAATCAATGCGGTAAAGCGTAAATTAGGTATTGCGTCGCCATCACGAGTATTCCGAGATCAAGTCGGTAAATGGATTCCGGCAGGCATTGCAGTGGGCATATCAAAGTATAGCGATTCTGCTGTTACTGCGGTAGAAAAAATGTCTGCAAAGCTGACCGAGACAGCAATTCCATCCTTACAATCAAAAGTGATGGTGGCTGCCGAAACACAGTTTGACAAGAGAACCAATATTGTCAGTGCAGGAAGAGCAAGCATGAGCACAGATGCCGGTGCGAAAAATGTATACTTGACATATGCGCCTGTACAGAGTTTTGACGAGCCGGTGACGCTTGCACAGAGAGAAGCGATAAACCGTAGAGATACCAGACGAATCGAAAGGATGCTGAGAGATGCTTAAAGGGCTGTATATCGCTAGAACGAACGACTATACAATACCGGCAGATGTGATGAACATACTGAACAGCAAAATGTTAGACGTATGTGAAATTGACGGACTGGGCAGACCGAGTGCGGACTTGTATACAACGGAACTGGTTGGTGCAGATGCGTCTGTGTACAGCGGGCAGACGGTAAAAAGCAGGCAGATTACATTATCGGTAAAGCCTCGCAACGACTTGGAACGCATGAAATTATATCGTTTATTAGGATACGGACAGAAGAAACGCCTGTTCTTTGAGAATGATGCAGGTATATACTGGATTGATGGTTATGTGAAAAGCGCAACGTATGCTGCAAAGCCGGCACAGCGTGCAGAAATTGAAATTCCAATTTTCTGCCCGTATCCGTGGTTCCGGTCACTGCGTGCGCATGAAGTATCTGCGCCGTATGGCACAAGCTTTTCTGCGCGACAGGCGGGAGATATTCGCGCCGGCATAGTCGCATATGCAGAGATGGCGGCGGGCGGCAAGTTGAGGACATTTGAGCTATCAGACAATGTGGGCAACGCAGTGTCGTACAGAAGCTCTATTTACTACCAGCACGTTGGAACAAAAGGATATATACGATTAGTTGATACAACACCGGGCGCACACGGATTCATAACTACGAAAGCGATCCAAGATATTACGCTGACGAATGATTGGGTCACGGTGCCGCCGGACGAAGAAGGAATAACAATAACAGCAACATTTAACACAAGTGAGACACCAAACGGGAAATTCGTCTGGTATGACACGTGGGGCGGGATTTAATGGAAATTATTGCGAACATCTACGACAAAGATCTGAACAACGTGGGATACTTATATAATGTATCGGAACTTGTAAGAACGCATAAATACCGAGAACCGGGCAAATTTTCTATGCGCCTTCCGGCATCCGCGAGTGATGTCGGTTTAATGATGACGGGATTCATTATCGTGTTTTCGGACGACACGAAAGAAGGATATTTAATCGAAACGGTTGAGCCGTCTGAAGATTATCCGAATGTGGCGGAAATTGCAGGGCGTGATTTACGTGCAATATTTGCGATGCGAATTATTCAGAACATGACGGTAGACGGGTCAATGTCAAACCGTATGTGGTGGATGATCCATAATCATGCGGTTGCGCCGTCAGATAGCAACCGTGCACTGCCGTTTGTGCAAGATTTAGATAGGTCGCCTGTTGGAGACGATATTGGTCCTGTAGCAAACCAGCAGATGACAGGGAAAAACCTGTTGACGGCTTTGACAGATACAGTTGGGCAGGACGCATACGGCTGGCGCTGTGACTTGAATTTGAGCGAAAAAACAATTACGCCTGTATTTTATCGCGGCGCAGACCGGACAAAGACAGTGCTGTTTGACGATGTAATGTGCACGATGGATAGCTGTGATTACACGCGCGATGTCTCTAAGTATTGCAATGTTGCAACGGTCGCAGGAGAGGGCGAGGGCAGCGCCAGAAAATACGCCGGCATTGACATTACCGGAACTGCGTCGGGAACGTTTACCGGCTTCTCTCGCCGCGAATTATTTGTTGATGCGAGAGACTTGCAGTCAGAAACGGAAGATGCAAGTGGTAACAAAACAACTATGTCAGACGCAGACTACACGAAAGTGCTGCAAACGCGCGGACTGGAAAAGCTGAAAGAAAACGAAGTAGAAACTAAGCTGGAATTATCGGTGAATGAAGCTTATTTGACGTATGACGAAGATTATACACTGGGTGATGTTGTGTCATTTGCAAATCACCGGCAGATTGGCATTACCGGCACGGCGCGCGTAACATCTGTACAGATTGACGGCGCAGGTGCAGAAAAAACAGTAAAGCCGGAATTTGAGGTTTTGACAATCGAGGCAGGAACGGAGGTGCTTGAGTGAAAATTGAATTTACGCAAGAAGGTCAGACATTACGATTGACATCTGACAGCGCGCCGGTGCAATACGCAGATGCTCTGCCGGTACAAATTACCGTTGATGCAGATTATGCATCTGCAACAGAGCTTTGCTTGATGACACAACCGCACAAATATCTGCCGTCTCGCACAGTACTTACGCTGTCAAACCGGACAGCGGCAGGCAAGATCAGCAGAACAGCATTGATGCAGTCGGGGTTAGTAGATTTTGTATTGTCCGGCAAGATTGGCGATACGATTTTACCGACTGCATCTTGCCGTGTGTATGTTCTTCCATCTGTTGATCCACAGTCTGCGCAATTGGCACAAGACCCTGAGACAGTAACATCTATCGTTGACGCATCTGTAGCAAAATATCTGACCGAGCATCCGGCAACGACCGGTGCAACCGAGAAGGAAGCTGCGCAAATTGCGGCAAACACGGCAGCACTGGATACAAAGCTGTCAACGGACGGATATAGCACAGGTGATCTGGCGAAAATCCCTGTCGTAGACAAAAACGGAAATCTGACTGTGCGCAACGTACATATGTTGCTTGAACAGGCGGACGGCGAAGATGCGCTTGTCCTGCGCGGCGCAGTAAATCAGATTGTTGCATCAGTCGCAATTGCAGATCTGAAAAATGCGCTTGGCATCGCGAACGGTGCAACCGTATTAGACATGTATCCAGTCGGTTCGATTTATCAAACTACCAGCAGCACGTTTAATCCGCAAACAGCGTGGGGCGGCACGTGGGAGCGCATCAAGGATAGATTTCTGCTTGCGGCGGGTGACACCTATACAGGCGGCAGCACCGGCGGCGAAGCGACGCACAAGCTGACCGTACAGGAGCTGCCAAGTCATCAGCATGTGATGATTGTAAACAACGAAGGCTCATCATCGAGCTGGGTGCCGCAGTTTGATGGATATGTTATTAAAACAGATTGCGTAACTCAGAGCAAGAAAAACTATCAGGCCAAGCTGGCGCAAAACGGCGCAGGTCTCGATCAGGCACACAACAACATGCCGCCGTACATTGCGGTGTATGTTTGGAAGCGGACAGCGTGAGAGGTGTAAAAAACCATGTTAATGATTAAAAACGGAAAAATCATGTTGACCCGTGGGGACAGCGCCTATATCACAGTCACATTAAAAGCGCTGGACGGCGCAGCATATACCATGCAGGCGGGAGACAAGCTGACGCTGACGGTACGCAAACAGGCGATCGATGCATCGTCTGTGCTGCTGCAATCTGTCAGTGATACCGATACAATTAAGCTCGCACCGGAACAGACCAAAACGCTGGCATCCGGCAGTTATAGCTATGACATTCAGCTGACAACGGTTGCCGGAGATGTCTTTACTGTTGCGGGCGCAAC